ATTCTCTGGTTCCAGCGGAAGAGGCAACGCCAGTTAGATATTCGGTAAGCTGCTCCGAGCTTGGCTCTGTTCTTTGCGCGACAGCGGTAACATCGGTGTCTTGTGTAAAATCTAAAGGCATCTCTCCTTCAAGCGATTCGCCCGGCTGAACCATTGGCTGCGTTGAGCCTTGTCCAAGAAGCGCGCCCCTCGCCGCCTCTTCTGCGGAGACTGCTGGAATTCCTTGTGATGGCAATGCTGTTCCTCCTCCACCACCACCGCCGCCGCCACCGCGCTGGAATCCCTGCTGGATCACAGCATTGGCTGCGCTGCGGGCGAGTTGGTCTGCTTGTGTCGCGTATTGGGAAAGGAAAGGATTCTGCGCCACGGCGGGGTTCATCGAGGCGGAAAGGAGATCAGAATAACCATCAGCAATCTCCCCACGGCTGATCTTGCCGAACGCGTTCTTGTAGCTTTCTTGCAGTGCTGGTAATGCTTCCGCCGCCTGCTTCTGCTGCGCCTTCATGGCAAGCGCCATCCCCACCCCTTGCCCAAGGTTGGCGAGGCTCTGCGTAAGTGGACGGTAATCAACACCGCCCATTTGGTAATCTATGATTGGTATAGCCATGTGTTATCTTCCGTATGTTGATTGGGATAGCGGCCTCCAAGATGCCATTTGTGGAGTCACTCCAGTTGGTAGTGCTGGGGCGCTCCAGTTTGAATAAGAAATTCCAGTTCCAATTCTTGAACCGGCTCCTCCAAACCCCCCAAACCCGCCGCCACCCAACATCATCCCCATACCTGCGTTGCCAAGCCCTCCAGCCAACGCACCAGTTGCGGCGGTTACTGTTTGTGCTGGAACCATGTTGGCTTGATACTGCGCCTCTGCCGCGTTTTCTTGGGCCTTATAGTAGTCTGCTGCCGCGCCAGTTGCAAGGTTTGCTGCGGCGGTTGCTCTTGCGCTTTGCATATTTGCCAAGTTGGTTGCAACAGATTCACGCGCTTCAAATGGATACCTTGCCGCAGCCAAATTTAGGCTTCCGCCGCCAAGAACAAAATTGCTTGCGAATGTATTCCATGTCTGCGCCATATTCGCCCCCTCTGCCCTGCGCTGGCGGATCAGTTGCTCCATGTTCGTCGTGTATTGGTTTTGTGCAATGGACTCAAATGGAGTTGGACCCATCGGAATGCGATACCCGCCACCAAATGCTTCGGCGGCTTCTTTACGCAATTGCCTGCGCTCTCCAGCCGTTATTTCTGGTGAGAGAAGTTCTTGAATAAACTGACCAGCAGCCCGCCTTTGCTCGGTTGATCCGGGGGCGAATTGCTCCATAGTCTGCATCAACTGCCCCGGAGTTGCGATGTTCGCTGCGGCAAGCGCACGATCAAGTTGCTGTAGATTTGCTTGGCTTGTTGCTCTATATTCAGAGATTGGAACTTGGCTCTCTTCCCTAAATTCTTTTATCGCTTGTTGTGACTGTTGTTGAAATTGTTGTGCCGTCCTCTCTGATGCCTTTGCCCTCTTTCCGGCGGCTTGGCTCGACATAATTCCACCAGCAACAGCGCCGCCAGCAGCAAGTGCCCCAGCGCCAATTGTTATAGCAGCCGCCGTGCTGCCCGCAAAGACATTATACTGATGCCTAAGATTTAGAGACCTAACATTGTATCTATCTTCGATGTTAATGTAACAAGGCATATCAGTTTTCTATGGAGATGTTCCTCCAAGTTTGCATTCTCGGATGGTCTTTGTCAATGTGAGGATTAAAGTCTCTTGCAGTTACCGCGTCTACAATCTCGTCTGGATCGGTCAGTGTGGTAACAAAGCAAGCTGCCCAGATAGTATCTTCATGGGCGTAAAGAAGTCGGCGTGTTCCAGCCTCCGTAACCCCGATGTATGGTGCTTTGTATCTTTGCACGGGGATGTCGTGATACCAGACCGATATATCACCCTTGAGGATAAAGAATGGCTGGGTGGTCAAGTGCATTAGCGAGGTTAAGAGCGTATCCTTCGGGATGAATATCTCACGCGTGTATAGGTTTGGCGTGAACCTGTGTGTCACAGGGCAGTTTACAGGAGGATACTTGAGAATCTCCAACTCCGCGAGATTCAACACATCGTCTGGATTCTTGTATCCATGAAGACCATCTGGGTCAATCCGGTTCTTGACCAACTGCATTGGCTGATGTTCTTGAATCTCAAGTGTCATGGATACATGAAGTAGTCGTTTGCGCTTGGTGACAGGAAGGTGTCCATGATCAGGCTGTCTGGGCGGCGGTAGTCTGCGAAACGAATCGGGCCAGCGGTTGGTATCTCGTCACCCTCCATCTCTTTCTCTTGCTCTTTGATGGCAAGGTCGAGGTTCATCAAGAACTCTTGCGCCTTCCTGTTCTCCCGCGAGTTGAGGGCGAGGACTGCGTAGATCATTGCGTCCGCGCTGAACTCGACTAGTTCGTATCCTTCTTCAAGATCATAGAACTTCTTGGTCGCGTAGAGCGTCACTGAGCAGCAAGTCTTCGGCATTCTGAATCTGCGGAACCAAGGATTCACATCCTGCGGTTGGTAGATCGCAAGCAGTAGCGATGAGTGCGAGTCTGGGTTATACGCGTAGACCCTCACTCGCCCGAATGTGCGTGGCTTTGTCACGGAGCGAAGTCCGATATACCTTGCTGTGGATAGTGCTTTAGTCGGAGGATTGACTGCCTCTATCTCCACATTCTCGTATGTCGAGTATTCATTCTGTGCCTCAAAGACGAGCTTCACTCCAATGTCGCGCGCATCCTCGATCACGATAGCAATCTGGTATGGTGCGGATGTGTAGTCTTGGAAGACAACATGTCGCCCGCCAGCCTCCGTGATCAAGCGATGGCAGGATCGCTCAGAACGAAGCGCATAGGCGTTCGTGGCGTTGAACCACTCGTCAGCCAATGAGACGCTATCCTTCCCGATCCACGCGAGCTTTATCTGCTCATAGCGGTTCGGCAGGGTGAAGCATTGATCGACACAGCATATTTTCACATACTCTGCCGTGGTATTCCACTCACGCTTGTTCCACAAAAGTCGGCGGGCTTGGTTGATAGCCCTTACCGCTTTCTCTGGCGAACAAACGCCGGAATCACCGACGAAGCCTTTGACGGCCTCGACCATCTCATCGAGGGACTCAGCCATTTATCGGTAACGATAATTTATTTGACGGGCTTTCCGACAGTCGGAAGAGGCTTCGCAGAGTAGGGCGACTTGCTGACATTGTTCAGCTTTTGGTTGCCCATTTCCTCTTTGATGCGGCTCTGTGTGGGCGCTCCATCGAGCGTAAGTTTGGGATCGGTTCCTTTTAGCATGGTTTTGGTTTATGGTTTATGGTTTATGTGTGGACAACACTCCACTCAACCTCGTCAATAAAGTTGGGCGTTGTGCCGTTGTTTTGGAGGGAGATTGTGAATCCCCCGACACTTTTAGTAGACTCAAGAATTCCTATGATCGGAGCGGCTGATCCAATTCCACCAACTGGAATAATTGGGACTAGAGAAATGAAATAGTTTATACTTGGAAGCGAGTTCAAGAAAGTAACAGCAACAGTCGAGTCTGTGGCGGATGTGAATCCTGTTGCGGTTCCGGTTAGGACAACCAAATCCGCAATCGAGTCCACTTGATTCTGTAACGAATTCAGTTCGTCGTTGATCGTCTGAATCTGGGCTGGGGTTACATCGCCAAGCCCCGGAACATTGATTGTTCCATTGGAAAGAACCTCATCAATAAATGTTTGCAAGATTTCAGTCCAATTCCCAGTAGGACAGAAGTCATCTGGAACATTGGGGAAAATGAGTTGAGGGGCCGTATCCTGATTGTCCATTAGTTTGTTGCGATAGAGTAATCCCAATATTGCTCTTGGCAACATAATTCTGGGCACTCGGTTTCATCTTCGGGGCAGTCCCCGATTGGCGAGTCATCGTTGTTTTTGATGTTCGCCATAAGTCTTACTCGGTCAACTGTAACCGCGCCTTCAAGCTCCACCTTAATCTGGAACTCGCTTCCCTCCACGGCTGGAATTCCAGAGATGTCGTTGCATATTTCCGCGTCTGGGGTGTTGAACTTGTATCGCTTGTATAGGTTTCCACTTTTCCTCGGAACGCAATTCTCAACCACTGGTGAACACGGGGGGCATCCGAAATCTGTTGGCGGGTTTAACTCTGCCCAGCATGGGTTGCTATCTGCTCTGAAGCTGACTTGCGAGATTGCGTTGCCTTGGATTTCACTCAACCACATCTCACCGCCCTTGATTCTCTTGCGTAGGAACTTGTTTGTCTCTTGCGACCTGCTGAAGTCATATCTTCCTGTTGTAAAGAATCCCTTGATCTTTACGGTTCCGCTTGGACCGTAGTCATCCCCGCGCTTGTTGGTGATTTCGTAGAGTCTGTTCTTGTTGTCTTGGTCGAACGAGAATGCGAATCCCCTTCTTTCTCCGTTGATCTGTGTGGCGAGAAGTTGAGTTGGTCTGATGCCCGTCCAGAGTCCATTCCAGCGGAATGTAAGCTGAGCATCGGGGGCGGGAGATGAGCCTTGGTCAAGATCGAGAACAACCATTCCACGATGGTATCTGTTCAGCCCCGCTGCGGAGGTTCTCTTCGTCTCCGGTGCTACTGTAGAGATGAGGTAGTTGTCGAAATACATTGTGCTTGCAAACTGACGCAGCCAAGGCGTGTCTCTGCTAACCCATTTATTCACCTCGCGGGACAACTTTCTCATGGAGAAGTAGCGGTAGAACTCCGACTGGCTATTGGAGTAGAATGCCCATCCATCTTGTGAGCGATACCAGAGTTCGCTATTCACTGTGGTCACATACGGGCTTGTTGCCCCGCGACCAAGGAGCGAGATTCTCTGGATGTTCGTCGTGTTCCATTGTGCGCGGGGGATGCTGACATCCATTGAGAATGCTCCGTTCTCTGTCATTATCACTAGCTCACCCTGTCCGCGAAGGTTGCCTGACAACATCGGCATGACCTTCATCGCGGTAATGTTGCCCATGTTGGCTGGAGTCGTGAACGCACCGCCCTCTGCCCAATAGGTGATCTCTGTGAAGTTCTCCGTGTTGCTCGTATCGGTAAATCCGTTTCCGTAGATGATGTCGGATGCGTAGATTTGGTTGTATCTGTCCGACACGAAGACTCGCCCGAACGCATATTCCATGATTGTTCCAATCGGCATCTTGCCCTTGAATGGATTCAAGCGATAAGCATTGGATGACAGGTCTCCATTCCATGCTATCGCGTTCTGGTATCCGTTCTGGATGTAGAGCCGATCTTCCGCCTGCACAAACCATGTGTGCATTAGGCTGGCATCATTCCACCCGCCGATTGGCTTGAATGGGTCGGCAATGCCGGGCAGTATATAGGCGTATGCCAAATTGTTTACAACCTTCAGAAAGTAAATCTTTCCAGACACGGAGATAACTATGCCATCATGTGTATTGAACCCAGTTGACCTATATGGATATGCGCCCTGAAAGTTCCCAGTCTCAATATCGTTAACGATAGAATCAGATTGGTTTTCTCCAGCGACTATCTTGATATACCGAATGCTTGGTCTGGTTCTATTTACTCCTCCGCGAAATGTGCGGTTAACAGATTCGGCTACTAATTCCGGTGGCAGATAGGACGGATGTGTCGCGGCGTCTTGTGCCACAACCGACATGAATCCATCAAATACTGATCCATCTGCTGGCATTACGGTTGCAATCTGTTGCGTTGATCAATCCACCCCCAAACATCCCAATTAAGTCCGTATGGAAAAGCCCCGGCTACATTTACACTAGTTGCCACGCCAATCTGTCTGTTGGTGTTGGTGAGGATGTTTTCTGTGTTTGTGGATATATCAAGAAAAAAACCATTAACATGAGTCGAGCTTGACAGCCATTCACTTAATGATGGATTCCAATCAAATGGAGACATTGTTAATCCTTGATCCAAATCATAAAATGTCATATATATCCCTGCAGGGGATGTCGACTCGGCCCTAATCATTGGATACACCCTTATTCCATTTGGAGTGAACAGTGTTATTGCAGTCCCAGTTGTTGTTACTGCTTGAAACCTTGTGCTTGCAGACTTGAATGGCGTTCTCAAAAGGAACCTGTCTCCGTTTTGGAAGAATGGCTCTATGGCTCCAGCGGCGTTTGTGAGAATTGATCCGATGCGGCGGTATGCTTGATCGTATCCAGAGGGAAGGCTTCCCAAAGGAATTGTTGGATTTGCGTGGAAACCAACATCCACTCCAGAGGCTCCGTAGATAGCCAGCACATGGAGCGTTGTGTTCGGCCCCGGAACTGGAGTTCCGCCAAGCATTCCGAATTGCCCGGTTCCTGCGACAAATGGCCCGCTCACAGACTTGGTTATCGATGACGATAAAACAATATTTTCTGATGCAGACGAATCGCGGCACTCACCAGCAGAAACATCAATCGTCGTGTTCGGATTTGTGAGATTATTGGAAAGAATCATCCCATACAAGTGCCCCGCTGGGAATGCGGCGGCGGCACCAGATGTCACAAATGCTGGCGTCGAGCCAACCATCTTGAGGATGTCATTCGCATTACCAGTGATCGCTTGGAGATTACCAGAGTTGTCGCGGATAAATACGCTTCCATTCCCAGATGGGAGAAGTGAGTTGAGTGTGTTGATCCTCCAGTCTCCACCATCCCAATACGCGATGAAGTTGTTTCCGACATTGGTTGGGTCCCATTTCTTCACCGTCCCGTCAGCCAACATCACGATGACATTGGGGACATTGTCTGGCGTGTGTGTTTGGAGCAATGGAATCTGAAATGGTTGTGTGCTGGAACCATTTACAAACTCAACATCATTTGCCGCTGTAACTTGAAGAACCGATCCAGTTGATCCGCCCTCCCATTCCACAACTCCAGCCGATGTGTTGGATAGAACTCCGGGTGTAAGTGGTGTTTGGATTGTCTTTTGGCAAGATGCAGCGTCCTCAACAACCACGCGGCGGGCGTCAGTAGTTGTGGGAAGGGCTTCGCAAAAAAGCGGGAAATTCGGTTCGCAAGGAGGTGCTGGTTCGCAGGGCATGGTATTAGGTTGTTACGGCTTTGATTACGGCAAATGCTATCACGATTGCTTCGCTGAGGTTTCCAGAAGTAATGTTTCTGACATTGATTGTGGCTGATCCAGCGGCGGATTGTGCGTTAAGAAGATACGATCCAATGGATCCACCAGAAATGTGGTTCAACACCAAAACATCTCCAGCCTCAATGGCAGAGTTTGTGAGTGTGAATGAAACCGTAGTGTTCGCATTGAGTGTGGCATTGTTTAGTGTGATCTGACCGCAAGTATTATTGAGAATGACTGTTGTTGCCTTGCTGGTTAATTGGGTTTCTGTTCCCCCAGCACCTGTAGAATATCCTACCCCAAGAAGACTGCCGCTCGTTCTAATTGAGCCAGTCGCTTGTATACCACCAGTAACTGTCAGCTTCTCAATTGCTGCCTGCGTCCCGATGCAAACTGTTCCTGTTGCATCAATCTGGAATGGTGTTGTATCGGGGTTCGTGCTATCCTCGACAAGGAATGATATTCCAGCGCCTTGTTGAGTAACACGAAGGGCTGTGGCTGGAGAGTTTACATCAAGAACAACCGGCCCAGTAATAGTATCGCCGGACTTGTTCACCTTGAGCGCATCTGCCGTATCCACATACTGTTTGGTCGCCGCCCCTAATGCAACAGCCGGATCGCCGCTCAATATCAGAAGCCCACTCATCGTGTCTCCCGTTTTCAGAACGACATTGACTAAAAGTGCTGCGGCGTCATTGGCGGATTGCTCTGCGTTCTGGGCGTTTGCGTAGGCGGATTGGGCGCTTGAGTATGCAAACCTTGTATATTCAGCGACATCTGTGCAGCAGTCGTTATTGACTTGAGGGAGATTGGAATTGCAGCAACTCATGGGATTATCGTTAACGATATTGTATTGGGTGTCAAATGCAAGTTTTATCTTGCCTCAAAAAGCTCGTATTCCGGCGCGAGGGCATTTCCATTTTGCAGCCCGCTTGGTTGGTAGATTCGCAGCCACCATGCCCCGGTTGGCTTTGGTGGTTTGCCCGTCTCGATGTGCCATCCTCCGTATCCATCTCCGTATTCCTCTTTGTATCCAGCGATCTTCACATGGGTCTGGCGGTTAATGATTACATGGTCTCTCCTACCCAGCTTGATCCTTTCGATGGCGACTTGCCAGCTTTCGTGGACATGCCCACTGCAAACGATGTCCGCGTCAGAGACATATACTGCCTGCCTGTTCGTCTGTATGACACCACGCGTTACTGGGCCACCACCGCCACTTCCGTGGAAATACCATAGGACAAGCGATGCGTTGGTTCTCTTGTTGTTTGTTATCTGAAATCGGACATAACCAGAGTATCCACCACGGCGGGCGATGCCTCCATTCAGTCTAAGCCTTTCTGCAAGTCGCTCATTAAGATCGGTTTCATGCGCCTTCTTGATTGATGATTCGTGATTGCCGTTTCCTCTGACAGTCAGAATTGTTTTGTATGGTTCCAGATATTCCGCCGCAGTGTTTACCAAACTGTCCAGATAGTTGTTATTCTGATGCTCTGGTCTGATGTCGTTCTTGCTGGCCCGCTTGTCATACTTCCCCTGCATGGCGCAGAAGAAGTCGCCAAAGTCCAATACTGGGGCGTTGCGCTGGAGTGCTAGATCAAGGTGTTTCTTGAGCTTCTTTCGGTCACAGTGCGGGTTGTCCCAATGAACATCGCTTTGCAGAAGGAACCATTGCTCGTCGCCAACCTTCGGGAAGTTGATGTTGAACACATGCACATTCCTACTGACTTCTTTGAATGACCAGCTTGGCTTACTCATACATGTTTCTTTAGTTCTCCCATGAACTTATTGTATTCGGTGGGATTGAGGTCATTCTTCCTATTCGGACTGACTGTCCGGTGGTCGGTCACATCTTTTATCGTTAACGATAGCTTCTTCATGCGCGGGACGAGATACTCGATTGCCGACTCGATCATTTCTTTTGAGAGCGGTTCTTTGTATGTATCCCCCTCGAAAGATACTCCGAGGCTCCAGCTATTGAGGTCGGGCTTGTTCCTCCAGTAGCTTTTCCCGGCATGCCATGTCCGCTCGTTGTCGCTTGCCAATACTGTGCGCTCTCCGTCTCGTTTAATGATACAATGGTAGCTCACCATGCTATCTGGATTCAGGCACCACTCTACACTTCCTTTGTATCCTCCAGAGGTGTGGTGTAGAACCACAGCCTTGGGTATGATCACTCTCCCCTTGGAAAAGTTAGGGGTCTGCTTGTAAACTTCTTTATACTTGGAGGTCACTTGTCTTTGAGCGTCCTTGTCGGAAGCTCGTATGAAAAGGTGCCAAAGTCTGTCTGCACCCCGAACCGCAGCGTTTCGCAGCCAGAAAGGAACAAGACTCCAAAGAGGCACCATGCCGCCAAGCATAAAGAGATGACGATCTTGGAGGTCATTTCTTCTCGCGGCGGAACACCTCGATTGCGCCAATGATGGCGATCACCGCTGTGCCGATGGCAGAGAATTGCTCCGGGTCGATGTTGATACCGACCAGCGCAGCGATTGTGGTTAACCCAGCCCAAGTTGATTTCTCCTTGAGACGGCTCGTGATGAATTCTACGATTTTCATAGTTGTGTTATCTTCTTCCACATGTAGACGCATGTCAAGACACCTGCGATGAGGCCGACGAATGCGCCCGAGATTCTTAATCCTGTTTCAAGGTGCGGGACGAGGGAGATTAACACCCCCGTAACTGAGGTGGCTGTTCCCATAATTCCGGTAAATGTAGGATGGTCGTTCATACACTCAAGTTCTGGAACCCGCGAGCGATCTCCTGCGCGATCAAGAGTTCCTGCTGATTAGAATTTAACACTGCAAAGCAACTAAAGCTAATCGGATTATCGTTACCGATACTCGTCGCTATTGTCAGGTATCGCTCGTATCTCATGGTGTCTGGGTTCTTTTCTTCTGTGCAGGCGAGGCTCATACGGCTTCCCATTGACGCTCCACGCGATCAGAGAACCAAACCACGATGGGATTCCACTCTCCTTCGGTGGGCTTTTCGATCTTGACCAGCGGGATAATGGTTGGCGTGACCCAATCTTCTGGCGTGGGGTAGGGTGCTAGCGTGTCGAGGCGAGGATTTCCATCGTCATCCAGCACGATGCTGATCAGTTCCTTGGTTCCATCTGCGAAGATTACTCCGTATGTTTTCATTTTAAGTCTTTAGTGATTAGGTCCCGTATGCGACTTCAACTGCATCCACAGATGCAACCCAGCGCCATGTTTCGGAAGTGATTCCAGTAGGGCGGATGCGGACATAATCGCCTGCATCCACAGTAGCGACTTCCAGCGTTGTTCCAGCGGCGTTATCGGTTCCGATAGTGATCGGTGCGTAAACTTCAGAGGATGTGGCGGCGACATTCTTCACGGCGTATTGACGCTCGTAGGTAGCGACTGCCGAGCCGTCTGACTTGGTTCCGACCACCTTAATGTTCATAAAGATTACCTTGCCGGAAGGGATCGTGAGATATGTCGTGCTGCCATCCAGCGCCATTTCGACGGCGGCGTTCGTAGTAGTCTTGCAGCGAAGGACGAATCGGGCGCGTTGAGCATCGCCGTTTGCGGCGAATCTGCCAGAACTGTGAGCAACCATGGAATAGCGATCTGCTATTGCTTGTCTTCCGCCGGGACATGACGCACTTTGAGCTTGTGCTGAATTTGAATTTCCTAACGCAACTGTCCCTGATGCTGAAGCCGTATTAGATTCTCCCGATGCCGTTGAGTAAAATCCAGATGCAGTATTTGCATATCCAAGAGAGACGGCTCCCTCGGCTGAGGCTGTATTACCTCCTCCAGCAACAAAAGAAAACCGACCTGACGCGACCTGTGTTGCTGCGGTTCGTTGAATTTGTAAATCAACTGCGTTTTGTCCTCTTGCGTTTCCGTTAAGTGCTGTTCCGTCCGGCTTCAAACCAACAATAAAAGCTCCAGTTCCAGATGGACTCGCTACCAAGGTTGTGTTTCTAACAATTGTTCCGGCGGTTATATTTGTCGTAAAATCTATAGCGCCTCCACCTGAAGTAGAACTTAATTTAAAAGATGTTCCAGCAACAACATCCCTAACAAAATAAGAAACTCCAGCGCCTCGGGTTCCGAGTGGAGAGCCTCCCGTTAATGTCAAGAAGACAACAGGATCGTTTAAAGCATAATTGTGTCCAGTTGCTGTAATTACATCTGTAGAGGCATCGCCAGTAACGCTAAAAACCGGCTCATTAACCGTAATCGCTACATTTCTTTGCGTTGATGTTGTAAGATCGTCGATGACAATGTTGGAATTCTGAACAATGCCAGTTCCCACATCTGCGCGGAGGACGGCATTATCCACAGCGCCGACTGATCCGCCGACTCCGGTTCCAGTAAGAGTGCCACCAGTAAGCGTGAGTGTGCCTGCGGTGCTAATCTCTTCCATTACACCTGTGCCTGCTGTCGTTCGACCAATCAGGCGGTCGGTGTTCATGCTGGTAGAAATGTCGGGTGTGGCCCCACCGGAGCTAGTGATGGGCGCGGTTGCGGTGACGGAGGTTACTCCAGCCGCTGTATTGGAGAGGACGCCTGCGGCAAGCGAGAGTCCTGTGCCAATGCTAATTTCTTCTGCTGCGCCGACTCCTGCCGTAGTGCGGGCCAAGATGCGGGCGGTGTTCATCGTCAGACCAGTGGTAGCTGTATACAGACCCGCACCGATCTTGTTGTTGAAGGTAGTCCAGTCTGCGGCAGAGAGTTTTCCGGTGTTCGTGCCGCTGGCTACAGGTATGTTGAATGTGTGTGTGGCTCCCGTGCTAGCGATGGTGAAGTCGGTTCCAGTGGTTCCCGTGGCGAAGAACTGCACTTGGTCTGTCAGACCATTGAGTGCTGTGATGCCAGTAGAAAAGGTAGTCG